ATCGTCATTTGGAAGTTCAAAGTGCGAAGCGGGGTTACTGATTGGATCGAACGTGAATGTGGCTAACTGTGGAGTACCCCCTTTGATCTCAATACCTTTGAATGGAAATGCTCCATTATCCTTGAAAATAGTCATCGCCCCTTCATTGACAAACGTATAGTTGACCCCATCAACAGCCTCCGATTGGAATTCAGTGAAACGATCTAACGTAAGAATCGCCTGAGTATTCCCGCCCGGTGGTGTAACAAGCAGATCAACAATCGCAGTGGGTGCTCTACGAGAAACGGGAGTATAGTTCAGTGCTTTGGAATGAGACAAGAGCGAGTTGCGTACTTGGGCAGAGTCGATGAAAAGTTCGTTTGCCACCATGTTATCATAGAACCCGTTATAGTGTGTGTTGTAAGCGAGAAGTCCTATCAGCACAGATAAGGCAGAACCCTCGAAATTGTAATCGAGGAATGTCTTCTGGGAATTGAGGAATGTCTTCAGGTTTGTCTTAATAGTTTCAAAATCGAGGTCCGATATGAGGAGTTGTTCAGACATGTCATCTCAACCTTTCGAGTATAAAGCCTACAGATAAAGGATTAACGGACGAGTTGATAATCACTCGCAACATAACATTATATAAATTGTGGTCCTCATCAGGAGTCACTGACAATGACTGAATCGTGCACCGCGGTTCAAAATTTTCAATCGTCTCTTGAATAAAACGCGATAGGTCGCTCGCCGTAAATTCCGACACATTCTCAAATAAGAGTTTGCGAATGTTGCATCCAATTTCAGGATGGAAGGGAATTTCATAGTGATTGGTCCGCAACAAATTTCTGATCGCTGCAATAACCGAGTCCTCGTTCTTCGTCAGCAACAGGTCCTTGCGGACAGGGTGAATTAAAAAATCCAATGAAAAATCCTGATAAATTATTGGTGTAGCCATAGTTCTTCTATTTATGCACTCAGTTTAGCAAGAGGTTTCGAAAGGACATCAAGGACCCCACCTGGGTTCTTATTGGAAATTGTGTCGAGGAGAAAATGTCCGCATGGGTTCGCGTTGATAGCTTCCAGACCCATCGCAACCGCGGCTTGCTGAAGCTGATTCACACAACTCTCAAGAAATAGACTATCCTTACTCACGATGCCCTTAATGAGATTAGATACCCCAACAATCGTGTCCGTGATATCCGCGATTGTGGCAACACCCCTCTCTACCTGCGAGAGGATATTTTCTACAGTTGACGCATACCCCGTGAAAGATGATTCGGAGAACAGTCCGGTGGCCCCCCCAATAACGGGCAAACAACCCTTCCCCGCTTCCAACAGGGTCATCATATTCTGCATCTGCACACCGATTGACATGATTTGTTGCAGACCTGGTGCCTGGATTCCCTGACTCTTGAGAAGTCCTGAAAGTCGATCTGTGTGCATCATGAAGTTACCCATCGAAGTGCGTATATCCTGAAGAGGATCAGTAGACAAATACGCAAGTGCTTCAGCTTGAGAGATGGAAGGCGAAGAGAATGAACCAGTTGAAATATTAGTGAGCGTCGTTTCGAGACGGGTGACCCCATCTCCCACAAAGTTTACAGAGTTCACCATTGGATTTGAAAACAAGCTTCCTGGGTCAGTCGTGATCTTATCGATCAAAGATTTCGTAGTGTCGGAAATACCGGTAGGGGATATCGCCGGGATTGAAGGCAACCCAGGGAGTGCAGGAATGTGTCCAAAATCTAGGTTAAACATTGCTCACCCCTATACTCCTTATCCACAAAAGACAGTACTGGAACCCATCGCGCAAACAGAACCACATGCAATGGGGTCACCAATTCTCATGAGTGGTTGCCCCTCTACAAATACCGTCAGTGAGCCACCCGCTCCAGGACTTGGATGAACGCTGATGATGTTCGTGTGCGGAGCCCACAAATCTCCGATTCGCACACACGGTAATCCCTCCACCATTACCGTCAACGAGCCTGTGACCGCTGGACGTGGTGGAAAGAACGTGGGTCCTGCTGGATGCCCACTGCAAATGTCTATTCCCATACGAACAACCGGAAGAGCAACACCCATGTTAAACTCCCGTTACAGGTGTGGGTGTAGGGAGAATAGCTCCAGGGGGTCCATTCAAGTTTATTGGAAGTCCATTAAACGACATAACACCAGTTGAGGTGTGTGCTTCAGATATTCCCGCTTGTGAATTCACAGAACCCGTGGCATTAAGAATGATATCTTCTCCCGATTCAATGTTGACATTCCTACCCGCTTTGATATTTATGTTGCCCGCGGCAGTCAAATTCAAATCACCTCTGACGTAGATATTTTTATCGGAAAGCACGACTTCATACGCCGTAGACTTGATGTGAGTAACTTTTGTTCCGTCTGGATGCACTTCTTCGTATGTTCCCGAACGATGGTAGATGTGGATTCTCTCTGCACCTGGAGTATCATCAAACTCTAATACGTGACCCGATTCAGTTTCCATGACACGATTGTAGGGATAGACCGCATTATAGGGCGTCTCTGGCTCATTCCACACTCCCGGTCCCGCAGTTGGTACCGAAAGTTGAACATCCAATTTCTTCGTAGCGACAATCGTATCGTCGATCTTTTCATTGCGAGCGAGACGTGAAAATGTTGGCTCATTCAATCGTCTTGGATTGCGAGTTGCATTTGTGTCCGGTAGATGAGGCGAAGACTCCAATTCCCCCTCAGTTCGTGGATCGGAGAACCCAACCGATGCAGGGGGTCTTGATTTAGGAATACCTGGAAGGATACCCCAGATGATCGGGGAATGTTCCTCCATCCCATCCAGATAGAAACCCGCAACAAAATCCCCTTCCTTGATTTGAAGAGACGCATTATCATTGAGGGGAATCATCGGCATCGCCCACGGCAGGTCTTCAGTGGGAATAAGTGAACGGCTGTCTGAATGGGAGCCCAAGATACGTACTCTACAACGACCGACCTTTAGGGGGTCTTGACGATCCTCTACGACTCCGACCCACCATATGAAGTGACTTCCGAGGTTAGATTCCATGTTATAGTGTCCTTAATTTGTCCATACCAGGATTTCCCTCTAAGGGTTCAGGAAGAGGAGACAAGAGAGAATCCTTTGAGAGTTCAAGCACACACGCATATTTCACACGATCAATTTTATGACGGATGGCCGTAATCAGATAATTTCCTGAATATAAAACATCCATTGGCTTCTCTTCTCTTCTTCCTATTGATGCTGCTGGAAAATTCAGCGTCACCACTCCACCGACGCGCAGTGACATATTACCTGGCACGACCACTTTGATCTGAAATCCATGAATCGCTGCGAAATATGCGTTGCGCTGAAGCATCCAGGTTTCTACCTTTAAGTTATCTACAGAAATACGGAAGTAAGAATCGTGGTGATCCGTGGGTTCGGTGAGCGTTCGATCTTTGCTATTTTGCAGGAACGTATTTTTATTTAGATGTTTAGTATTATTGAAAAAATCTCGTCCGTTCTGCCTGTGAGTGTGAATTTCCTGGTCGAGAACATTTACTAACATGAGTTTACTCGAATACAATCCATCGGAAAATAACTTCAGCGTATCGGGGGTGTTCTCAAATTGATACTCTTCAGCCGATTCAAGTCGTTGCTGCATGTCCGTCTTATCGCTCTTTTCTTTGCTCTGTCCAGCAAGACCGAGGGGCATAAAGTTGACAATCTGAGTGGGGGTTTGTTGCGATAATGACTCAATGGAATTGAAGTGGAAACCTTCTCCATCCTCATAAAACAGGAAAGAACATCCAACTTCGTTCGCCGTTCTAGCCAAACGTGACAACCAATTGATTGCACGGAAGGGAGTCCAGAACGGAATCAGGAGGTCAAAATTTCCAACCGTCTGTGTAAGTTCTGTGCTGGGAAGTTTGTCTGTGTTGATTTTTAGATAGTTGAACGCGATATCCTTAATGATCTCCGAGACTGTCATCTGCTTATAAGAATTAGACACCTTGATGGAATGGTCGATAATCAACTCTTCAGAGCAAAAATGTAGCAGGTAGTCCTCTGAGTTTGGGGTTCCCTTACGTCGATCCGTGATCTTGTACACACGAAACGTCTTTTCGATCTTCCAGGGGGAAGATGGTTTTGTCAGTTTTACAACTAGATATTCGGCGCCAATAATAGGAAGCACATTGATGAGATTTTGTGTATCGGAAATAAAGAGACTTCCAGACATTGTATTGCTGAACAAATCCTCAAAGACATTCAGTTCACGCATGACTTCGCGCAAATCGATACGCGCCCCGCTGGAAGATACCAGAACAAGCATATCGAGTTGAAACTGTGGGGCATATTCAATACCATCGGAAATAGGCATCAGGCTAAGAGACTTTCAAGTTGTGATACCAATTGGGGAATATAGGTATCCTTTACTAGAGTGATATTGCGCTTTGCTTCATTCAGATCATTTTCATAGACATCGGCATAAACAATTTCTTTTGTGATCGTCTTAGTCACTGTTGCTCCTGATGGAAATGTAGTCACAACGGGCGTCGTGTATGATAGCGCGTAGTTATTCGCGTCAGTGATAAAAGTCTGAGTATTGGAATTTCCGAGTGAATCCACCTTTTTCTCCGTTCGTGTATAGTGATGGATCGTTGTAGCTGCATTCGCTATTGATCCATATTTGTCAGTGATATATAGGAACATGTTTGCGTAACTCTTAGGCCAGTCCATCAGGGGGTCGGTGATGTTGTTGATTAGCGTTACAACCCAGAAGTATTTTACAGAACCATACAATCTGTCTGCAAGAATCTCGGGCGTTTCCCCCTCAAGGATTTGATAGTCATAAAACATCTGCTTTTGCGTTAGAAGATTGTTCACTGTTGAAACTCGTCGAAAGATATCCTTGACCCATTGGATTTCTCCTGGTTTGGGCGTTACTCCAGCCGCGGTAATCGTATAGGCAATATAGGGGAAATTTTCAAAGTACGATGCAGACATATTAAAAACCCTTCTGGATAAGTTCCTTCGTCATAAACTCAAGTTCTCTGAAGTGAAGTGTCAGTCGCGTGCCTACTGGTCTATTGTCTGCGTAGAATGCGGCCCCCGAAGGTGCATAGTCTACAGTCACAGATTGCAACACACAAGTAGAGATACGTCCCATGCTGTTGACACTGAATTGAATATCAAACTCTGAGGGAGGTACAAAGTACCGTCCAATTCCAATCCCATTACCCAGTGCTTCTGGTGCAGAATGAAATTTGAAGAGATGGATGATCTTCGCAGCGTTCTCCGCTTCTTTCTTAGAACGTGGAGCGAACATAAAGTCAAAGTTGAATGTACGAAGTGTGGGAGATTGATAAATCACATCCACCTGGGGATTTATGGCGATGCCAGCCGCGGATAGAGCGAGTTCTCCCCCTCCAGGACCGAGGAGCGCGTTTCCCGCAACCTCAAGCGCCTCTCCAGCTACCGATCTAGCTGCTGGAGACTTTTCGAGACTCGCAAGGATTCCCATAATACTTCCGTCATGGTGTGCTTTCGCTTGAGAAACACCGAGGGCTGGAATCGAAGCTACCATGTTCAGGGTACCCGTCAATGGTATACCAGAAATTTCTGCTGCTCTGAAGGAATTTTCGTAGCTCCATGAAAGAGTATCGGGCATATAAAGTCGAATCGCTGCGACTGTTCTGTGCGTCTTGCGACCAAACCCCAGTCCAGTTCCCGTAATGTTCTTCGCCAGCGTAGTTGATTGTCGTGCATTCCTTTCAATGGTCGATGGGGGTCCCTGAGACTTACCCTTATTAAAGTGGGATAAATCCTGTGTGTTGATATAGAACGTCATGTAGTATGGATGACGAGTGCCCACACCTAAATTCGTGGGGAAGGAGAGGTACTCGTACTTGTATTTTCCCCCTATCCCTTTGGATTGCTCTCCCTGTGCTGGAATGTCGCTAGGACCGGCGAAGGCGGCAGCATCCTTCACTACTTTCCAGAGGCCGGTAGCAGTTTCACCGACCAGTAAGCCCTCCGCACCATCCGCGATTTTCTGAAAGACCCCTGTGGGTGGAACGAATTCTCCCGCCATAAATCTCCTCCAATAAATACTAACGTCTATTTATGTCTCGGAAGGAAACGCATGAAAAAGTATTATCAGGGACTATTTACCCCGAAATACCCTAATAAATATGTGGGTAATGTGAAGAACATTGTGTACCGTTCTGGATGGGAATTGAGAGTGATGCACCAATTGGATCAATCGCCGGGCGTTTTGTCCTGGGCGAGCGAAGAATTGTCTATAAAATACTTCGATCCCGTAACAGAGAGGGACAGGAGATATTTTCCTGATTTTCTCGTCAAAGTCAAAACAAAAAGTGGAGAGATAAAAACTACGATTATAGAAATAAAACCCGACTCTCAGACTAACCTTCGCGTGACACCCAAACGTTCTTCTAGGAAATACTTGAAAGAGGTGACTGACATAGCCACAAATTTCGCAAAATGGGAAGCGGCCAAGATATTCTGTGAAGAACAGGGTTGGACATTCATCGTGTTGACGGAAAAAAACCTTTCTTTCTAATCATATAAATAAGCATATGATAGGATCATTACTCGACCAAATTAAAACTCAAGTTGATAAAAAGAATCTAGACACCACCGCTGCGTTCGGGCGATCCTGGTTGCTTCAGAAGATGGCTAAACTGAATCCTGGGGAACGAGAACGACAAGACATATTATTTGACAAAATTCGGCGACGTGAAGTATCTATGATTGGGCGGTTCTATTTCTTCGGGTATTTTGCCAAGACAAGAAATATTCTTCCATACTGGGATAGGTTCCCAATGGTTATTCCCATAGAGGAATACCCAGATGGTTTTCTTGGACTGAATCTTCATTATTTACATCCAAGGGATAGATTGATCTTATTGTCACAGTTGCGTCGTTTTGCAACAGGTTCCTTGACTGATGAACAGACTCGCCTGCGACTCTCCTATCCGTTACTAAAGTCGATGCCCGTGTTGTATCGAGCGATCCCCTGTATTAAACGCTATTTATCGGCGCACATCCTCACCCACTTTGTGGAAATCCCTCCCGAAGAGTGGGACGTGGCAGCGGCACTCCCCGTACAGAATTATGCTCACATTGAGAAAGAATTTGTGTGGAAGGATAGTCGAGAGAAGGAATATGCTAGGCATCTCAGGAAACAGAGAGAAGGTTTTTTCAAAAAGCAACAGGAGCAATAATGGCCGGAAATAATACTGAATTTCTCTCCTTTATCAAACGCTATGGGGTTGCAAAAACCTCCCATTTCCGCTTGTCCGTTACCCCCTTTCAGGGATCGGGGCTGACTATGAACAAATTATTAGGTTTGCGCTGTGAGACTGCTGACCTTCCAGGACGCCAAATCATTTCCAACGATTCTCGCACCTATGGTCCATCATACAAGACTCCCTATCAATCGTCCTACCAGGAAATCACCCTGAATTTTATTGAAACCGCAGAGTTCTTGATTCGTGGGTTCTTTGAGT